GTCCACCAATACATCTTTTTACATAAAGATTCCTTTTCAATTGGAGCCACTATCGAATCCAATTGAGGATGATAATGAAAACTCCTTTTGAGAAAAGAAACTTCATCAATTGTTTGATAAGGAACAGAATCAGCTCCTTTATCAGCCATGGTATATTTAATACCCCAGCTTGAAAAAACAGCTTGTATACTTGTGTGATTAAATTTAGGGATTCGTGAATCGACTCCCATAGCATTATCATCACCATATACCGCTAATCGAACCCATTGACGAAAATCAGGATTCTTAATTTCTGGATACTCCCTATCCATAATAGTATAAAATGCCATCCGGACTAATAATGAATTAACAATCGAATTCATTTCAACTGTAAGAGGCTGACCCGAAGGTTGGCCACTACAAAATTGAAGCAAATGTCCTTCCCATAACATAACTGGGCTTACAACCGAAGATAAAAAGCCATGAATATACTCAATATCGGAATTGGAAGCACCATTTTCCTTGTATAATTTAAGGATGACAACACCAGCTTTTTCCATCAAAGCTTTAGGTAATTGCGTATCATATCCAGAAAAATCTCCGCACACAAATTGTGTGTAATCACCTCCTTTAGTAAGGTAATTATAAAGTAAGTCTTGCCACTCATTTGATTGAGCGGTAAGGCCAACAAAACATTCCGATGTATTCATATCCCGAAGGACATGTTTCAAAGGAATAATACCTCTAGTAGCAGCAATAAAGAAAGACATATCGTTTCCGTAAACGGAACGAGTCTTCTCATAAGCTTTCTCTAAAGGTAGAACCTCATTAGTCTTTGAAGCTCTAACGAAAGGATCAAATGTGCCTTGACCATTTCTCCACGAATCTTCAATCCTCAAAATATCTGACTCAATTTCAGGATCAAGAACACGTGGACATAAAGGATCACCATCCTCACCAAGCTTCATCCACTTGGATTTTGAACCACCATAACAAACACCTGAAGATGTCTGATTATTCATACCTCGGACTATTCCTGAACCATCTCCATCTAATGCTTGCTGTAAAGAACGAACAGAGAAAAATCCTGGTTGATTTTCCTCAAAGTCACGTGCAATACCTGAAACGGATTTACCAGTACTGGCAATACCATAAAGATAATCATCCATGGCCTTATCCATGAGATTAATAGGCACATCCATCTTAGGTGTATTAAACTTAAGAAGTGTAGTGTTAATCTGTGATGATCCATTAACAAATTTTGGAGGTCGTGATGAAAGCTCACCAAATTCCTCTTCAATTTGCTTATTTCCATTACGAAAATAATAATCTTCAGCACGAGGTTTATATAATTTTTGATTCTTATCAATAATGACTCCTAATGATACTATAGGAGTAATACTAGTTTTTAAAACGTCTGTAACATAAGAAGTCTCACCATCAATAATAGAGAGATCCTTCTTATTATTCTTAAAAATAGCATCAGGAGGTAATGAAGCTACTAAAATACTAGATTCTTGCTTCAACGTTTCTCGAGCTACATTAAGTGAAGACTTATCTATAGCTAAACAATACCACTTATTAGAAGAAGTACCTGCGATGTGAATACCAATAATCGAATTATTATAAATTAATGGTTGTCCACAATCGCCATCACTAGATCTGTGATTTAAGGCTTCACATTCATAAACCATTTGAGTTTGAATACCCGCGGTAGTTTTATATCGAATAGGTTGATCAAGCATCCTTGCCCTAACCAATACTTCTTTCCATACACCTGTCTCACAATTCTTGTGAAGATAAGAACACCCAGCTTGCGCTGGTAAAGTTCCATCTTCGGCAAAATACTTCAGAAAATTCTTTCCTGGAGGCATATTAGGTAAATGGACAAGGGAAGCATCTAATAATTTAGTGCTAAATAAACCACTTTTCTTCTTAAGTGATTCAATATGTGTTTGAGGTACATCAATATTCTTATACTGAGCACCCTGCTTTCCTCCATAACTAATAATAATATCTTGTAAACCTGTTAATGATAAAGCATGTCCTGGGACCAGTCTTTCTGATCCCATTGGCAAAGTTTTAACAATAGATGATACTCCATTATTAACAACTTTTGCTTCGGCAATACCCTTAGCAATATCTGCCAATACCTGCTCTTTAGTCATAGTACGTGCTTCATGTGCGGGACGAGGTTTATTGATAAAATAACCCAAATTATCAGAATTTGTTTTCTTTGGAGGTGCTACAAAACTAACACCTTCACAATCATGATCATTATCATCAATAATTTTGGTAATATTTGAAGAAACGTTATTATCTTCAGATTTACCAACTATCTTATGAACTACTGATAATGATCGAAATATTGCTGTAAGCGCAATTGCTCCAGTTGCAAATAAAATAGCATAAGCTGAATAACGAGCCTTATTAAATTCGGAAATATATTTTCCTGCTTTAATAGTACGCTCGATATGAGCTCTTTTCTCCTTAATAAAATATACTCTCTCATAAGCAAAAAATGCTATAATAAAAAATAAAGCTCCATAAGGAAAAATAGCGCATATAGCAAATAAAATGGCTATACTAAACCAATTTTCTTTATATATATCAAATCGCATCTTGGCATAGCCAATACAATTCTTATAATAAATAGCTGTTGATAGAGTTGCTGCCAATCTTGAAGAAAAATCAATAGCATATCCATCCAATGCAAATAATCGCTCTTGTGCGGACACTATAGGTTTATCATAAAAAATTGATACAAAACGAGATCTATTAAAAGATTCAGCTTCAATTATTGTGCAAACGCAAACATCATGAGGAAGCAAACAAGTAGGACAAATATTCTCCTTACTTTTGCTCTTTTTATGTCTTGCTGTGCTATTACTCCATTGTTCAATAAGTAATGTTTGCAATGTCAAAATAGCGTCACGCCATTCTGAATTACCTTCATAATGATCTATTTCAATATCTACATATTGGACAGTGACTCCCTGAGGAGTATTAATAGTTCCACGAGGCATTTGAATCTTTACCTCGTATATATCAGTATTAAAAACTTCATCTGAAACATCTGGATGATTTACATCCAATCTTTCAGTACCAGAAATACAATACTCTGATTTAATACCAAGAACTATTACAATTCCCATTCTCCTTAATAAACTGTCAACACTTGCAGTTCGGAAACAATTCATACCTAACTGTTTATCATTAGTCGTAAAAATAGTACCGATGTTATTGTATTTATGAACTCCCTTCTCGTCAGCACGAGATTTAGGAATTATTTCTTTAGAAGTATTAACGATATCAAGAACATCCTTAGTAGACATCTTTTGAGATTGATCATTTGCATAATCATCAAATACTATAACATCTGTACTACTAGTAATATTTTCCTCAAATTTGGGATCTCCACCACGATTGTGGAGAAGTGTTTGATCGGGAATTCGACCAGCAATTGCTTGCATCATCATACCTAATTTAGTAGCGGCAGATGATTTACCACATCCAGCAGGACCAACTAAAGTCACTGACATGGGTTGTGGTTTTGTATTATCAGGATTAAGTCTATTTTCAACAAATCTAATATAGCCATCAATATTAGTCATATAACGTGTAAGCGCTGACCGTACTGAAGGTACAGAATTTTTGTTGAGTTCATTTTCGCCTGATGATCGCAACTTATTCAATTTATCGCGTATCATCTCAAAAGTAAGATTGTTATTTTCTAAATACAATGGATCTTCCATTATAGAAGCCATAGTATTAGATAATTCTACATATTTAGACTCAAAAACTTGATCTTTGGGTAATTCCCAAATAATATTATCAAATTTTAGTGCCATAAGTGCGGAAGAATTAATAAAAATCCAATCATAAATACGAGCCAAAAGCAAAGAAATATTCTCTGCATGTTGGCGGAATTCGGATCCAACCTTAAGAATTCCTGATGTTAATTCGGTAACAAGGTTGGTAATATCTTTATCTGCATATGATTTCTGTACAAAATTCTTTAAGCAGATAACAGATGTTAAAATCCCCGAACATGAATGGATAATTCCAAATAATGTCCGCGGATTTGAAATGGTCAAATCTGACCAAAAAGAGCGAATCTCCTTTTCAGCAGATTCACCCTTAATAAAATAAGCCTTAAGCTTATCAACAAAGATGCCAACTATTTGTTGAACATACTTTGCAGACTCTTTAACTGTATCTAATTTGAATAAAGATAAGCAAAGAGATGCAAAACCAATAGAAATGTCTGTCCAATTGGTTGAATTGCGAGTTCCTATGTAAAAATTAATTACATGGATAAATGCTGATCCAATATCAGCTAAATTGTCTCTTATTACAGAGTAAAGATCTTTTACAAGACCTAAAAGGATATTCAACGATGTAATCGTTTGATCCTTTAAAAAAGAAAATTGTTCAGGTAATTTAAATCCGGGAACAATTTCACTTATGAAATCCTTTAATTTTAAAGAATAATCATGATATGAACCCTTTAAGGTGTCCATATTTTGAGTTTTTATAAATTTAACGTTCTTCTGCAAAGCAGAAAGAGAAATCTGTTTATAATTTTGGCTTTCAGAGACTTCGTGCTATTTGATGCCAGGGGGGTTGTTAACCCATACCCTAGCGCCATTTAAATTCAAAAATCTTTGCTCGAAATGTCGGTGCTCAAGCTTTTGCACCAATTAAACAAGCCACGCATCTAGATAGATATTTTCCGTGAATAAAGGAAAAATCTAATTTCTAGACCGGTTATTTATTAACTCATATATCTTATGAATACAGTCTAATACAATTGTTAAATTGTAATACTGCTCCAAGTCGTACATCACTCTCTTTATTAGGGCCAGAAACGCCCGTATAAAGAATACCTAAATGGTGTTAACCATCAGCCAAGGTATAAGTTCATGTATTCATATAAATATATTCTGTTAAAAACAGCGTGTTGCTACCCATTATGGTAACTTGTATAGCTCAACTATATATTTGTTACTGAAGAAACGCGATTCTTCTGTAAAGTAAAAATGTTGTGTTTACGTCACAACTTCGCGACGTCTGATTTCGGTATAACCCTTGTACAGAATCCAAGTAAGTATTATGTATAAAAGCCCCTTCGGGCAATATCCGTTAATTACGGAATATAGTTCTCCAAGCTTAACTTATAAATATAAGTTATTTGGTGATCAGTATCTGGTTCTATCCAGAGCTAATGCATTAAAATTTAGCTAAATAAATAGCTAAAAGTTGATTAAATCTATATAATATGTGTTGCAAATACATATATATGTCTTTTAATGAATAAAAATTTTATATTCTTATTTAATATATAATAACAAATTAAAATAATTAATATAACTGTCTATATGAGGCCGTTTAAACAGCCACCTCATAATTCATCCCCGTTGTAGCGGGGGTAGAATTTCGACTCTAATTAAAGTATCGAATAGCTCACAAATAAATGTGAATTAAAAATTCCTCGTTTGCTACAACGAGATTAAACAATAGTATGCCTAATTATCATAAAGAAGAGTTCCATGGGATCCATCCCATGGGAC